TCACTGGTTTGCATTCTTCATCCCCGTCAGGCGTTCCCAGAAGTACGTCAGCGCCACGGAGCCCATCGCTCCACTGATACCTGACGTAACCAGAATCATGTAAAGGCTCAGCCCACTTTCAACGCTGATCAGGCCACCAATGAGACCGGTAAATCCGGACACTGCGATTTGCGCCAGTGCGTTGATCCAGCTCCAGGTGGCTTTATTCTGCTTCACGTCAATAAGGTATCGGACCAGGCCGCCCCAGCATGACAGAGCAAGGACAATCAGCCATGACACTCCGGCAATGCTTTCTTTATCTTGCATACGTTTAGCCATATCACCTCCGAATAACGGGGTGCTGTTTGTGTAGTGGGGAAAGGCCGTCAGACACGATAGCTACGTGGCATCTGGAATTGATTGTCTGCGGCCTGAATAAAAAACCCGGCGACAGGCCGGGAAGATGAGGGTAAGGCAATGTCGGCTCTCTGGCCGAAGGGTCCCAGGTAGTGGGTTCTGTGTGCGGCGTACCGCAAATAAAAAAGCCCAAGGCGTTAACCTCGGGCTTGAATTCTTTGTGTCGACAATCAAAGCTATGGCGACGATATCAGATTTACATGAAATATATGCGTTTCAATCCAGTTTTGCAAGACTTCTATCTAAATTTGTCGCCTTTTGTTGTGAACGTGATCGCGTAACCTGCAACAAAGCACCGTTGTCCAGGCGCAGGAAGATGCGACGCATATCAATCCAGCGCTCCGTAAACGTCTCGGACCAGTTCTTTGGCGTTACGCCCACCAACTCCGCCAGTTTCTGGTATTCGTACGTCTCCCGCCCCGCCAGCTCTGCTTTCACGTCCTGAGCCGCCAGCCAGATAAGCTTCTTCAGACGCTCCATCGTCTTGCCGGCCACCTTCTTCGCGCCGAGCTGCTCCCGGAATTCTGCCCACGCCCACTGGGTGATCGCCACCTGGTACTCGAAGCGGATGTTCTCGCTGTAGTTCCACAGCAGCCATGCTTTCTGGTGGTCTTCCAGCGACAGCACAGCGCGGCGCCACGACGCTGTCACGAACTCAACCGGCCCCACCAGCGCGATGGATGAGCCTTTGGCGCGGGACTGGCTGCCGCTCATCGGAGGGCCGTCCGGGTTAACTTTCCGACCGGTGACCGGATCGGTGATTTTCTTCCGTCCCCGGCTGCGCGCCGTCGCGGTGAATTGCGCGTTTTCGGCGAAGGCTACCAGTTGCCCTTTCGTCGCCCCGCTCAAATCTGCGGTCGCCACAATGAGCTGCTGACGTACGTATTCCAGTTGCTGACTGTTCATGCGGCTTCCTTATGTGGCTGGTTGGTTTTGGTCTGGCTGTGCTTTGCTACTGGCGGCATGCTGGCGCGCTTAACGCTCTCAACCTGGTATCGGGTTATCTCGTCTCTGGTCACGGCGCGCACTCCCCAATAATGATCTGCCCCTTCTCTCCCCAAAGTTTTGTAACCCGGCCATCCCAGACGCGGCTGTCGTCGTCGAAAATGGCATCGAGAAGCGCCTTTTCCAGGTTGTCTTTATCCGGTTTCTGCTGATGCGCCTGGCCGTTGAGTTGCGCGCGCTTCTTCTGGCTCCAGCTTTTTGGCATGGGAATGATGAAGGTGATGTGATAACCGGATTCAGGAATGTTGATTCCAAGCAGGCGCACTTCGGCTTTGAAAGCCCAATATGCCGCCGTCGCAGGTCTTTTATGCCAGCGATCTCTCTGTGTCATGCGCGGCTTACTGACCGGCGTGATATCGTAAATATTCATACCTTCACAAGCCCCTCTTTCAGCCAGATAACCTGCGTGCGGGCCATGCCTTCCAGCGCGCACTCCTTTGCATATTCCGCATCGACCAGACGGGTGCGGCGATCAATCTCGTCGTGGCAGCTGCTGCATGCGATGGTGGCGATCAGGTCAGGCGGCTTAATTCCGGTCCCGCACAGGCCGGCAAGGCGGATATGTGCCAGCACTGAGGTTTCAGGATTGCCGTTGCATACGCCGGGGATCCGCACCTGACATTCCCGCCCGCGTGCCGCTTTGCATAAATTAGCCATGCGCTCTCCTCGCCGCGAGACGCAGCCATTTCTGATCCACCAGGCGGGCGGTGTAGCCTTTCAAGGTCGGGATGTCGGACGGCTTAACCGCGGGCTTACGCTTTCGGCGCGCAGGGACGCGGAATATTTCGTTGGTGATGACGCGGGAAAGTGGAGTAGACATCAGGCCTCCTGCTTATCGCGCAGCTGCTGGTATTCACAGTTGGATGTGGCAGAGCAATAACTCCACTGCATCCCCCTGTGCTCACCCTGCTTTCCGTTGATCGACGCGTGGACTAACGCCGGGTTGCATCCGTACTTCTTGGTCGATTGCATTGATGGAAACCAGTATCCAAACCCATCTCTCTCTGCAATTACAGGCATTTTATTCTTGTTGGATAGCCCGGTTTCATTGGCGTGCTTCATGTTCATGGCATGCGTGCACCACTCAAGATTCTCTGGCAGATTGTTGTGCTTATTTCCATCGATGTGGTTAACGTGCGGGTAGTTATTAGGATTTGGCACAAACGCGAGCGCCACGAACCGATGTAGCATTTCGTGTTTATTAGAAAGTGATACCCTGATGTATTGGGATGATGTGCATCCCTTAAGAATCCGCCCAGCTATAGTTCTAGTGGTCCACGTCTTCTTATCGCTCCCGCACGTAGTAACTTTGCGAGACAAACTACGGACGCGAGCAAGAGAGCTAACCTCAAACCGGCCTTCATACCCCGGCACCGGCTTCCAAATTTCATTCTCAAACATGATCGTGTCCTTTTTCGTGATATTCGGAGTTGGCGGGGATCCGCAATTTGATACCGCGTTCAGCACACCAGACTTCAATGCGGCGCAGGTAGAAGGTCATCTCTTCGGTGTCGAGTAGCTTGGTGGACTTCACCATCTTGGTTTCACCAAGAACGGTTACAGGCTTGGCGGGACAGAACATATCCTTCATAAATTCATGAAGGTCTTCCTCTGTTAGCTTGCTTTCAGCATGCCGGTTGACGGCAGATGCAACGTCACCATTCCACATCCAGAGAAGGGCATTTTGGGAGAGGCTGCGCTTGTCCTTCCAGGGCTTGATGATGAGGCGATAGCAGTCGCCAGACTCCAGCATTGGCTGTATCTGCTGCCCGATGGCGGAAAAATTGGATTTGTGCAGACGGATGCCGTCTTTGTTCATGCTCATACGGCCTCCTTAACGGAAACCGCAGAATGCAGAAAATCGCAGGTGCATTTCTGCATCTGTGACAAGGTGAGGAGTTCAGATTGTGGTCGCATTTAAGTCCCCTTAAATGCGCAGAAGTCACCAACGGGTGTTCAGGCCATCAGCAAAGAAAGTATGGACGGTTGATTCAACAAAATCAACTCAAGAGAAAGGCCTCCGAAGAGGCCCTGGGCGGGTCGATATGTGAATCCCCATATCGCTTGTATGGTAGCTATGTCAACTCAGGCAGTTTGAAGCCAGCCATGTCTTCTGCCCGGATGGGAGGTGACAGGCAGTCAGCAAAGACCAGTGAACCATCGAGCAAGATAACGAAACTCCACCCTCTGAACAGGCTGGCGCTACACCAGTCGGCCTTAAGCGGCACATCTGGCATCCTGTCCGGGAAGGTTGGGTAATGCTCTGCAAGCCACTCCATTGCGTCGCAGCGATTGAGAGTATATTTGTCGTACATCATGCCTCCTGCTGCGGTGCTGCTGCTATCATCCGGCGATACACATCGTAAGTTCCGAATTGTTCATCACCAGCCTCAAGCATTTCATGGGTGGGTTCTTCTGGCACCAGCACCCAACCATCCGGAATAACCGGATAGTTGCCAGCCTCATACGCAACGCGCAACCAGTGGAAAAACACCTCCGTCATCACGCATCCACATTCGACGTCAATGGTGCCTGTCTGCTGCGAAAGCCACTGATCGAATGGCAACTTGTTAGCCGTCGTTACAGGTTCAACCATATTGTTGGAGTCACCGGAATGGTCAACCATAGCGAGCTTATCCTCGGTATGGTTGGTTATCGCTTCCTGAAAGCGTTCAAGCTCCACGTACTCCTGGCATGACCAACCGCCATCAACAAAATCGCGAGCTTCAACAGCGTCGAAAGTGAACGATGTTTCACCGCCAGTTGGTGAGGTTAAGCCGTACAGGTCTGCTACCGGCTTAAACTGTGTGGCTGGAATATTTTCCGGAATATTTTGCGGTTCGTTTTGTGGTCGATCGACACCCTGAAGCATGGCGGCGCGGCAGGCGTTCCAGCCGACAGCTTTTCCGTGTTCAAACGCGCTGTCAAAGTCATCATCCATTTCCATCGCAGCGGGCACAGATACCGGCGCTGGCGGGGCGGTGTAGAGCGGCGTTACTTCTCGCAGCGGGTCGGCATAAGCATTGCCACTATCGAAGCTGACGTTGTTTTTTGCGCCGCCGCCTGACAGTAGCCACGCCACCGGCTCCGCTTCGAGCGATGCCAGCGCCAGCTTCATCGCCGCCAGCGCCATTGCCGCATCTTCGTTTACTGCGCCGGGCACAGCATCGCGCTCTTCTTCAAGCTCCGCGATGGTCGTCAGGAGCCATTCTTTGGTAATAGTGCTCATGGGTTAGTCCTCCCTGTCAGACGTTCGCGTAGAGTTAACTTGCGTGGCAATCTTTCGTTGTCAGCAATCTCAACTACAGTGCAGGCACATGAGCAGAAAGTGCTTTCTCGTTTATGCTTCAACAGCACCGCTTCGTTGTGGGCCGATTCCTTGTCCGTTGCGCTAAGTTCATGCACATCAAAACCCTTGCTGTCGACGAACCACCCGTGAATAACTGCGATAAAACGAGCCATATCAATCTCCTTTCCAGGCTTTATCTGTTATCAAACTCCCGTAGCGATGAATATCACGCTTACCTGCAATCAGCGTCTCCTTAGCGTCACTGCCATCGCCGAGGTAAACTGGTCTGCCACTCAAGGTATTCTGAGGTTTTTTTTCAACATCAGACTTCATGGGTAATTCACTAAGTTCAGCAATGCGCTCCTCTGCGGCCTCTAGTTTTCTCCTTAACGCCTCGCTACAACCCTCAGCTCTTCGGATTGCCAACTCCAAATGTTTATTCAGCGCATCTGCGGCTTCCAGCTCATCCAGCAGCGCCAGAATGTCGTCATCCCCATGATTTTCGGCCGATTCACGCAATGCACGTTTGTCGATGTTACTCATGGCTGCAATCCTTTGCGAAGCTGGGCGGCGAAAGCATTGGCGAAACGCTGTAAATCTGCGGTAACCATCACTTTGTAGCTGTCATCTCCAAACTCATCCATCAGTTGATCAGCTTCAGCAGCCATCATCTCCACACCCTGCGCCCGCACTTCAGCCAGGAAAGCGTCGGTAGCCGGGGTTTTTAGTCCATCTCGTAGTTTTTTATATGCGCTCAGCATTGCCAACTCTGGCACTTCGTCAGCACCCGCCTGATAAAGATCAAGCGCCTCCATCATCAGTTTACTGAATGGTGCTGGCTCCGATTTTTTCAAAAGCGCATTCTCCGCAGCCAACGCCGCGAGATTGGATTCAAGTTCGGCGAGCTTCTGCTCGTTCTCGATCGCAACCTGATACAGCTTTTCAAGCTTAGCCATTGAAGCCAGAAGACCGTTGTGCTTTATCATTTCGACCAAATTTTTAATGCTCATACCCCTACCCTCCCCCAAACCATCAAAACTCGCTTCATCGCCGCGCTGTTGCGGCATTCCTGGCAGATCACGTTTGTCTCTGTGCGCTGCACCAGCTTCGAATTACCCTTCGGCATGGCAGGGATGGTTTCCGGTGCGTATTTCATGCCGTAGCTGGTCAGCCGATAAAGCCGCTGGCCATGCTTACCTTCGAACTCGATCAGGCCGTCTGCAAACAACGTGCTTAACGGGCCGGAAATCTTTTTGGTGGTCATGCCGATCATGCTGGCAATACGAGCACTGTTCAGGCCAGGGTTATTACGCAGGGCTGCAAGAATCTGCCCACGAATTGTTATGGTCATGCTGCCCCCTTAGAACGGTAAGAATCCCACGTGAATGACAGAGTGCACCCGCCTCCATCGCTCATGCGATCAAGAACGCGTTCGCCGATGAATGCAGCCAGTTCTTCCCGGGTCTGGTTGCTGATCAGGATGGTTGGCTTCATCCGCTCATAACGGGTGTTGATGATTTCGAACATGATCAACTTCTCGGCGTCGCTTCCGAACTGCACGCCGACCTCGTCGATAATCAGCAGGTCGGGCTTCGTGAAGTAACGGATCACTTCGTCTTCAGTACGGCTTGACCCCTTCGACCAGGTTGACTTGTACTCCCTGGCAATTTTCAGCGCGGTGGTGAACACAGCTGAGCTTTGGTGCTCGGTGATTGCATGCCGGGCGATAGCCAATGCGAGGTGGTTCTTGCCGGTTCCAGGCTTGCCACACATCACCAGGCCGCCCCCCTTCTGCAAACGCTCAGGCCAGCGGCTGGCGTATGCCTGACAGACCTTCAGGGCGCGTTTCGCTTCTTCGTTCACCGGTTCATAATTCTCCAGTGAACAGGATTCAAACCTGGCCGGGATGCTCAGTCCATCCAGCAGGCGCTCGATGTTTCTTTTTCGGGCTGCTTCGTTGATGCTAATTCTTTCCGCCTGCAAGCGGCCTAACTCCTCTTTGAGGCATTCAGGGCAGCAGCTTGGGCGCGGGGGAATTTTCACAACAGAGTTTAAGAAATGCCTGGTCCTGCATTCAAAGGGGCCATGCGTTTCGCAGTTCTCGGTGCTGATAGTTAGCTCGATATCTTCATGCTGAACTGGCGGCTGGCTCAGCTCAGTAATGCGTTTCTCAAGTTGATTGATTTTTTCATCCAGCGTCATGATCAGTCCCTCGCCCATGCAGGAATTTCAGTCTGGCCATAGTCTTTGCCAGCAAAGTTCTCAGATACCCGAGACTGCGCGCGAGGCGTCTGCTTGGCTATCTTTGGCTCAAACAAACCCTGCCAGCCATTCGCGATGCTCTGGTTGATGATTTCTTCAGGCTGGTATCCGCTGCACTTGCAACGCTCAAGCAGGTTGATGGCCTGGGTTACCGTCTGCTGAGACTTAATCGGTTTCTTCAGGTCGCGACGATAATCGACCCATGACTTCCAGACTGAAACTGACAGCCATTCAGGAAGCTCGACACCAGCCGGATCGAACGGAACCGGTTTGGGGGATTTAGGGGGTTTATTAATATTGTCTTTATTGTCTTTTGTAATAGTGTCTTTTGTGTGTCCCCATTTTGGTGACAGGGTTGTCACTGTTTTGGTGACACTTTTTGTCACCACCGTAGGGACACTGTCACTACCATGGTGACAGTCACTACTATGGTGACATTTTGGCGCAGGCTTAGTGCCCGGAATTACCCACTCACTCAGGTTTTTGTTGGGCCCGATCAGCATGCCGTCGGACACCAAAACATTCATCGCAATGAGTTCGTTTTTGGCAGCGTTAACCTTCTGGCGAGGTAGTCTGGTCAGCTCAGAAAGTTGTGAGTCTGCTATGCGGTCCATCTTCTTGTTGAACCCATAGGTTTTGCGGCAAACAGCATGAGCTACCTTGGCCTGATTTTTGGTCAGGTTCGCGCCGATAAGCTCCTCATACAACTCGTTTGCCAGACGGGTGTACCCATCGTCTGTATCGGCCACGCGTTGCTCCTGTATTCCCGAAACTACAGCGGGAAAGTTGAGAATTTCTGCGGTGTTTGACATACTTACTCCCGTTACTTGGCGTAACACAGTGTTTGGAAGGCCTTTGAAGTGACCGCTTCAAGGGCTTTTTCTTTTCTGGTGCCTCTCACATAACCCCCAACATCGAAGTAACCATCGTCATCAGTGGCCCTACCTGCTCCGGCATGAGGCGGAAGAGCGACGCTATACCTTCGCTTACCTCTTTCAGCTTCTGATGCTCTGGAGCGTCCAGCAGCACAGCCTGTTTAGCTTCAGCACACTCTTTCATCGCGGATGCGATCAGCGACATCGTGTCGTTCTGCGGTGCCAGGCGGTTGCGAAATTCCAGCGGCAATACGGACATGATTGCCGGTGCCAGCTGGCGAATGTTGTTGGCAGCATATTCGGTGTCGCCGTCGATCCAGCGGAACACCTTCTGCATCTGGCGGTGAGAGTCGGTCGGGATATCCAGACCGGTGCCGCCGGTTGCCCGCCACTCTTCAACAATCAGCGCCGCGACAAATTCACGGCTGCGGCAGTCAGCTGCCCAGGCGCGAACAGCCGCGCGGATCCCATCGATGTTTAACGCCGCTGAATCAGGCTCCCGGCGATTCTGGTAAATCATCGCCGTCGGCGAAAATTTGTTACCTTGTTGATACGCAAGTGAATGCATTGCTTTCCCTTTCGTGGTTAGGGCCGCCAATCAGGCGGCATTATTTTTTGGTGGGAACAACGCATCGAGAGATGTATTGCTCCCCAGCTTATTCATCGCGTCAACCAGGCGGCGGCACGAATCCAGGTCTGGTGCTCGTATGCCAGCTTCATAGTTAGCAAGGCGGGACTGGTTCCAGCCGCACGAACCTGCTAACTCTGATTGAGTGATGCCAAGCTTCTTACGTTCGTTGGCGATATTGTTCATGCTGATCCTTTCAAGAATGGTCACTCAGCATCATTAAACACAATTCGTGATTATTAATCAACACAATTCGTGTAAAGCTTTTTAACACGGCGCGTGATACAAAATGAGAATGAATAGAATCGAAGATATAGCGGGCCGCATTAAGCGACTTCGCGAAGATAAAGGGCTGTCACAAAAGGCTCTCGCAGAGCTTTGCGGGTGGGCCTCGCAGTCACGCATAGGGAATTACGAATCAGGCACCAGGAGCGTTAGCGTTGATGATGCAACTGTAATAGCTAAGGCGCTGGGGGTTGCGCCTGCCGAGCTGCTTTTTGGCGATGACTACAAAGGCCCTTACAAGCCAGGTGATAAATACCCAGTTATAAGCAAGGTGCAGGCAGGAGCATGGTGCGAAGCTGTTGAGCCGTACACCCTTAAAGATATCGACCTTTGGCTTGAATCAGATGCTCACATTCAGGGGGAGGCGTTCTGGCTGCAGGTTGATGGTGACTCAATGACAGCACCGGCGGGTCTTAGCATCCCAGAAGGAACCTTTGTCCTCTTCGATACTGGGCGCGAGGCAATCAACGGCAGTCTGGTAATAGCAAAGCTATCCGATTCTAACGAGGCGACTTTTAAGAAGCTGGTGATCGATGGTGGGCAGAAGTACCTGAAGGGTTTAAATCCACAGTGGCCATTGGTAGCGGTGAATGGTAACTGTCGGATTATCGGTGTTGCTGTAGAGACGAAGCTGCGGCTGGTGTGATAGCCGTCATCATTCAATATGATTGATGAAAATCATCATAAAGTTTGTGTTCTTTTAGTCGATTTTAAGTGTATATATATCATGTGCGCGCGATATAGAGATGTTTCCTTTCAAAGTCAATTATTTCATTGCTAAATCGTGCTTATTGAGCGGAAATCGTCCAATTCGCATTGAAAATCGATTGGAGAGATCCTATATAAGGAGTATAGTTAGTGACCCAAGAATTTAGAGATGCTGTAAAAGTGACAGATGCAGAAGCTTCTTTTCAAGAAAGGCAACTGTATCAGGTTCAGATAGCTGTGAAGGCTTTGATTGATTTCGTTGTCACTAGCTTTGAAGAGTTGGGTATCGAAAAGTTACATGAGCTCGTTGATCCGTCACTTGATGAGGTTCATGAGATCATTCTCAAGCTTGATACCAAAGCCAAGCAACTTGGCGCTCTTGACCTACAGCAGGTATTGCTTACCGCGCAGATACTGATTCGTGATATTAAACAGAAAAACCCAGATCTGTGTGCACAAAGCTCCAAAATTCTCAAAGGGGCTGTAATTTTTAAATAACTTTCTTTTGGATGAAACGAGGCACTGCGGAGGCGCATATGAATAAACTCCACACAATTTCTGAGATGCTTAAACTGGCTGGCCGTCTTAATGAAATCGTTGCAGAAATGCAAGCTCGCAAGGATGCTATCCTTGCAGAAATGAACAAGAAAGCTGCATAACCCAGTTCTAATGTTCATATTAAACCCGGCCACCGCGCCGGGTTTTTTTGTGTCTTCCATACCGAGATCCAAAAGTTACTGCGCTGGCGTTAAAATCAATGACTTACACTAACCACTAAAGCAAGCATCCAATGCAATTCAATCACTTATGACGTGATCCAAAATAACCTGCGCTGGCGCATGTTGCTCCTGCACTTTTTTGTCACTCCTGCACTACCTTCCTTTCCGCACTATCTCGGCTGCATCCCTGTTCACTCCCTTCCCTGTCACGTTTCCTGTTTCCTTCCGGTACTGCTCCAGCTTGTCGATGATGTTTTGCTGGGTCATGGGTAAATCAGCCAGTGACAATTCCATCACCGCCCGCCCCATCGCCTGAATTTTCATGCTTATACGCTCTTCATCCAGAACCATGCACATCCCTCCTGCTGTTTTTTTAAGCGTAGCACTGGTATTTAAAAAAATAAATTCCCTTTCAAATCAGCAACAACACGCTTTGTTGTCATCATTAATCACAATTCGTGTTGACCAATAAAACACAATATGTGATTATCAATCCATCGAAACGAAACATCGACAGCTGAGCGAAGTTAGCCAGCGGCGAAGTGGAGATTTGGTCAGTCGAACGGCGCGACAGTAAACCATGCGTCGGACCATAGGCGGGCTCAGGAAGAGCGGCAATTATGGCAAAGCGCAAACAGATTTATTCCAGTCCATTCGAAGCTGAGTGGGCTGGGCTGAATCACAGAGTCTTTCACGCCCGATTGGGCATCACGTTCCAATGGCTAGCCGCTGCCACCCTTTTCGACGCGGCGCACTGTATCGGAGGAGTTATGTAACAGGTAACAGTGACGACTGAAAACCAACATTCAGCCCCGGATTATGCCGGGGCACACAGTGGAATGTTTTGGGGTGTGAGTGGGCCAAATATTTGGTAGCGAAGTTCAGTATACAGCTCGGTATGTCGGCGCTCTGAACGTAGTAGACAGCAGACAAGTCGTTAACACCGTGTTTCCCGACACCACACCACCAAAGCATTTCTCCCGCATCAGCGGGTAACGACAGAGGGTAAAGCGATGGCAAAAGTTGTTCTGGTCTGGAATCCACAGAAGACAGAGTGTGTCGGTTTTTTAGAGCGAGAACCTGATGGTTCCACTTGGGATTGTGGATCAGATGGTGACGCGGAGCATGCAGCTGGCGGTATGAGATGGAATCCAGTTTCCACTCTCGCCGATAGCTTCAGGGAGCAATACGAAGACGTTGATGACGAATGTTTCATGCAGACCATTGAAGTTGATCAGTCATTAGCCGACGCGGTTGAAAGAGAAAAAGAAGATTAACCCGCCACGGCGGGTTTTTTATCGGGCATACATAGGCAGATTTTCGAGTCTGCCCATTTATGACAACAGGCGGTCATCCACCGCCCATTGAAACACTGAATAAATGCGTTGAAGTCTTGTATTAACCGTTCCGTTCGCCGCGATAAGGCCAAGAGGATTTATGAGCAACCCAATCACAGTAGGTTTTACAGGCCTGACGAAGCGAATTTTCGCGGGTCGTTCAAAGCCGAGCAAATTGGCGCCCGGTGTTCGCGAGTTCACCGGTGAGAAATTTGATGTCACAGACGAGGCGCTATTTGCAGTGGCCCATCTTCTCGCGGTTCGCGATGACATCCTGATATTCCCGACAGCTGATGGGAAAGAGATTCACCTCCGCGCCGACATCAAAGAAAAGCGGGAGGCATCATGACAGTCACCCACAACGGCAAGCAGTACACCGCCAAAAAGCTTAACGATAACGAGGGGCAGCTGACGTCGGTATCGGCACCGCGTGAAAAACTGGTGCTGAACCGCTGGCAGATGAATATCGCTGGCCTCCTGAAACAGGTTGAGGTGAAGGTATGATTGGAATGCACTACGGCACCGCATCAGTGCCACGTAGCGAGGTTTTACCGGGCACAATGCTGCAACACCACGGTAAAACTTATCGCGCCTCTGCGAACGTTGAGAAAGGTCTGTACGCCTTCAACATCTTCGAAAAAACCATCATCAAAAGTGATTCCGTCGTTGTGCTGCTGAATGAGCGCGGCGAACCGATGGTTCACTGATATTAACCCCCCTATTCAACCGATCGGCCTGGCTTTCTGTGGGCGGGATCTGCACATCCAAATTTCAGGAGAAACCATGAGCGAAGTAACGGACTTAACTGTCATCGAAATCAAGCCGGAGCAGGCGCCAGTGCTTTACGTAGCTGGCGGCCTTGACGCTTATCTCGAGCAAATTCGCCAGGCAGTAAATGAAGTGCCGGACCTGTCCACGAAGAAAGGTCGTGACCGCGTTGCCTCTCTGGCGGCGCAGGTGTCCCGCAGCAAGACGGCAATCGAAAAGCCTGGCCGTGAGTATCTGAAACGCCTGAAAGAGGCTGTGCGCCCGGCTGAGGCAGAAATTAAGCGGTTTGTTGATGCCTGTGACGAGCTGCGCGATGCAACACGCCGCCCACTCACCGAATGGGAAGCCGAGCAGGAACGCATTAAGGCTGAAGAAGCCATGAACGCGCTGCACGCCGAAGCGCTGGAAATGAACATCAGGTTCGATCAGGAGTTGGCGGCCAAGTTCGAAGCAGACCACGAAATGGCTCTGCTGATGAACAAGGATTTCGACCGTGACCGCGAAGAGCAGCGCCGCCTGGCGGAACAGGCTCGGCGTGAGCACGAAGAGCACATTAAGCGCGAAGCAGCAGAACAAGCCCGCCGCGATGCCGAAGCGAAGCACAAAGCGGAGATTGAAGCCGCAGCGCACCGCGAAGCTGAGGAGAAAGCGCGTGCTGAAGCTGCGGAGCGCCAGCGCATCGAAGCGGAACAGCGTGCGGAACGCGAGAAGCAGGAGGCAGAAGCCCGGGCGGAACGTGAAAAAGCCGCTGCGGTTGAAGCTGAACGCCTCAAAGCAAAACAGGCAGAAGAGAAACGCCTGGCAGAAGAGAAGCGAATCGCCGATGAGCAGGCAAAACGTGAAGCTGACGTGAAGCACCGCAAGACGGTCGGCACCAACATCGTTAACGCGCTCACCAGCCATACCAGCTTAACCCGTGAACAGGCTATCGAAGTGCTCACAGCTCTGAAAGATGACCTGATCCCCTGCGCGAAAATTCATTACTGAGGTGAATCATGAATATTACATGTGAGTGCGTAGACATGCGCACATCAGTCGGCCCCCACAACACCATCAAAGTTGAGATGGAAGGCGTTGTGCTGGCCGGTACCGTTAAAACCCGTGACGTGCTACCGCAGCTCGACGGCGCAGAAGTCATCGAGTGGCTGGCTGAGCAGGGTTACATCATTACTCATCAGGAGCGTGCAGCATGACGGCGGCAGAACGGTGTGATGAAGAGTCATTCCTGCGCCTTATGCGCGAAGTGCTGCCGGAAAAGCCGGAGGGTGACGACGAGCCAGTTAACCTGGCCGCCGAGCGGCAGAACCCGGTCATTAGTTGGGATGAATTTGCGGGGAACTACACATGAACCTTGATCAGTTAGATGCGCCATTTGCCAGCGAGGATATTGAGTGGCGCATTCAGCAGGCGGGAAAAAACAATAACGGCATCTGGGCAAAGGTGCTGGCCTACGTAACTAATCGCGCAATCATGAAGCGGCTGGATGAAGTATGCGGCAAAGCTGGCTGGCGTAACGAATACCGCGATATTCCGAACAATGGCGGAGTTGAGTGCAGTATTTCCATCAAGGTTGAAGGCGAGTGGATCACCAAGTGGGATGCGGCAGAAAACACACAGGTTGAAGCTGTGAAAGGTGGTCGCTCTGGTGCCATGAAGCGCGCCGCCGTGCAATGGGGGATCGGTCGTTACCTCTACAACCTGGAGGAAGGGTTCGCAGTGGTTTCAGCTACGCGCACGCCCGGGTTCCAGTACGCCAAATCAAAAGAGGTTGGCGTTTTCTATTGGAAGGCGCCTGCTCTACCTGGATGGGCATTGCCATCAGGAACACCAATCGAGCAGGACCAACAACCGCATGATGGTCACCAGCAGGGAGACCTTACACCTCAATCTGTGGATGCGGACAAAATCCTCGCCGAATTCTCTGCATACGCTGGCTCAGAAAACGATACCGATCGGCTTAAGCATCGCTATGAAGACACATGGAAATTGCTTAACGGATTTAGTGAGCACCAGAACAAATGCAAAGACGTTACTGGTATTCGACTCAAAGAACTTAAACAGGCGGCGTAAATGGCTAGTAAAGGCGTAAATAAAGTAATCCTCGTCGGCAACCTTGGGCAAGACCCCGAGGTCCGTTACCTGCCATCCGGCGGCGCGGTGTGCAGCCTGACGCTGGCGACATCTGAGTCATGGCGAGATAAAGCCACTGGCGAGCAGAAAGAGCAAACGGAATGGCATCGAGTTGTTCTGTTCGGAAAGTTGGCTGAGGTGGCCGGAGAATACCTGCGCAAAGGCTCTCAGATATATATCGAGGGTCAGTTGCGGACCCGCAAGTGGACAGATCAGGCTGGCGTGGAGAAGTACACCACAGAGGTAGTGGTAAACGTCGGCGGCACAATGCAGATGCTTGGTGGCCGTCAGGGCGGTGGAGCGGCACCGGCAGGTGGCAGCCCGGCGCAGGGCGGGAATCATTTCAGCGCCAGCGCACAGTCTCGCGCACAGCAGCACTCGGCACCCGCCCAATCTAACGAACCGCCAATGGACTTCGACGACGATATACCCTTTTGAAGCATCTCCCGGTCAGGAGAAACCAATGAACAAATTTACCCCCGAGTATCGGAAATATCTTCTCCGGCCAATCCCTGACCGGAAGCTTTCACCCTCTGAGCGAGCCGATCGCAAAGAGCTTTACCAAATCATCCAGCAAGAAAGAGCTAACGACGATTCACCCCCTGCCCCATCCAATTACACACCAGTTGACCCATATCTCAACGACAACCGCAAGGGCCTCGGCGGCGCCTCAAGGAGTGACTAATGACTCACGCTCACGACGACATCAGGGTTGGCTCACTGTGCCTTCCCTTCATTGGTAACGGCTGGCTAATGCCATGGGGTGAAGTGGTCAGCAATCCATTAAAGGCGCAGCGGCTCGCTGAGGAATATCGGGAAAGGCAGGAGGCGGCTTGATACATTTCCATGGTGGACCAATCACGCCGGACACATGCGCCCTGAAGGCATGGAAAGGCAGGCACGCTTTCATCTCCTTCGCTAACCCCGGTCAATTAGCCCTGGCCAGCGAAGTCACACAGTCTTTCGCGCTGGATAACGGCGCATTCAGCTTCTGGACGAAAAAGCGCGTTGTTAACTGGAATGACTACTACGCGTTCGTAGGTCGCTGGATGAATCACCCTCGCTTTGCTTTTGCTGTCATTCCTGACGTGATCGGCGGGACCAGTGAAGAGAACGACGCGTTAATCGCCGAGTGGCCGCACGGCAAAGTAGTCGGAGCGCCGGTGTGGCACATGAACGAGCCCGATGAGCGTTTCTTCCGCCTGTGTCGAGAATTTCCGCGCGTATGTATCGGCAGCATGGGTGAATACGACGCGAAGCGCCCGCGCTCATGTCGGGCAAAGTTACGCGATCTCATCCGTCATGTTGTCGACATAAACGGTTATCCGATAACAAAGCTTCACGGCCTGCGCATGCTGAACGCCGATATCTTCCGCCACATCCCGCTGTCGTCAGCCGACAGTACAAATGTGGCCCGTAACATCGGAATCGACAAGGCGTGGGATAAATCAGCCTACGCACCGGCAAGCAAAGAAACACGCGCTGCGGTGCTGGTCGAACGCATTGAAGCCTTTAACTCTGCAAGTTCGCTGAATTACGACACAGAACGCGATCGGTTCACGCCGCAACTTGCTTTCGAGGTGTAATTCAATGATCGGAAAATACTCTCTTATCTATGCAGATCCTCCCTGGTCTTACGGCAACACCATCAGCAACGGGGCTGCCGCCGATCACTACTCCACCATGAAGTTAGTCGACATCAAGCGCCTCCCGGTGTGGGAACTTGCCGCCGAAAACTCGGTGCTGGCGATGTGGTACACCGGCACGCATAACCAGGAGGCGATTGAACTAGCCGAAGCTTGGGGGTTTACCGTTCGCACGATGAAGGGTTTTACCTGGGTGAAGCTGAATCAGAACGCGGAACTGCGCATCAACAAGGCGCTGGCCGAGGGTGAAATCACCGACTTTTACGACTTCCTCGATCTGCTTAACGCCGAGACGCGCATGAACGGCGGCAACCACACCCGGGCCAATACCGAAGACCTGTTGATTGCCACCCGCGGCGCCGGGCTGGAAAGAAAGCACGCCGGGATTAAGCAAGTGGTATACAGCCCGCTGGGCGCACACAGCGAAAAGCCGTGGGAAGTGCGTCATCGGCTGGAGTTGCTGTACGGCGATGTGCCACGCATTGAGTTATTCAGCCGCTGCGCGGCGCCGGGCTGGGATCACTGGGGAAATCAGTGCGACACCGCCGCGGTAGAACTGCTGCCCGGCTGCGCCATCCAAGTTGTGAGAACGGAGGCCGCATGACGCCAGCAAATGAAAACGCCATCCGCGCCGCCTGCCGCCGATGCACAGAGGAAATCCAGCAGGCCATGCGCAAGAAGCCAAAGCCTAACTGGAACGAAACGGTGCCTCCCATCATCAACAAGCATCACAAGAAAATTGAAGCTCTGGGAGTTAGCCTCCTGGAGTTGGTCGTCAAAACTGGCCGCCTTAACGGGCGGTTTGGAGCCGAGCAATGAATATGAAAACTGAAAAAATCGTGATGATGGACAGCGATGAAGCGGCCAGCATCCAAACTGTGACTGGCTGGGTGGACCGCCAAGGTCGTTTCTGGGGCGGTGACGAGCACCAGGCGCGCTGGTGCGGCGCTACTCATCGCAAGTGTAAAAACAAACCTGACGAACACCCTATTCATAGCACTCATGGCTATTGCGAAGAATGCCACCGAGAAAGCCGCCAGGCTAAGTTCGCCACCTTTGAGCGCGCGGTATGGGCGGGAGAGCCGCTCGTTATCTTTGACAGTGACCAGTACTTTTTCGACGCTGAATCGCTGGCTGACTATTGCTATGAGCACTCCCTGCTGCCGAGCGAGCTGCAGTTAATGATCTGCGAGCCTAACTACCCGCCGGAGTTTGATCTGGAGCAGCACTGCGAAGAGATAATGCCTGATGGTGATGACTATTACTGCTTGCCGCCAGCTGTGCGTGATGCTGCTGAGGCGCTGAATAAGGCGCTGAAAGAAAGTGCTCCAGTTTCGTGGAGCGCCAGCAATCGCGTGGCGATCGTCTCTGACGACATGCTCAATGACGAGCAGAAGGCCGAAATAATGGCGGAGCGCGTCGCATGAAGGCTCTAATCACCAGGTCGCTAATGCGGCCTTTTTTATTGCTGGCTTTCACCTTCAACCGTATTAACCGACAGTTCCGGGAGCATTGACCATGGCCGACATCATCGATACCGCAGCAGAGATTGAAGAGTTTCAGCGTAACGCTGCCCTTTCCGCTCACCGACTGAACCGCAACGCCTTATCGGCTGAGCATTGCGCTGAATGCGGCGAGGATATCCCGGCTCCGCGGCGCGCTGCCGTTCCCGGATGCCAGACGTGCGCCAGTTGCCAGGAAGAAATAGAACTGAGGAATAAACAGAGGGGGATCCAGTGAAAGAGCGCGGAATGATTTTTAACGGCGAGATGGTGCGCGCCATCCTCGACGGCCGGAAGACGCAGACGCGGCGGATTATGAAGGTACAGCCTGTCCTCAATGGTAGTTTTTATGAGGTATACGGTGCTGGATGGGTCCAGAGCATGAAATCTGTTCCTGCAATTCCAGGACACAGTCTTGCCAGTAACTGTCCAGCCGGTCTGGTTGGCGATCGCATCTGGGTTCGGGAGACGTGGGGTGTAGTGAGCCATGAACTGGATGAAGATGGTCGCATTCAGCCATGGAGCCCTGACCGACCCGCCACGGCCATTCACGAAATGCCGTTTGGTAGTGGTTACTACTCTGGTCACGCTATCTACGCAGCAGATGGGGATTTCACCTGGGGTGATGAAGATGGCTATGAAGATGGCCGTTCGTGCTGGAAACCATCTATCCACATGCCTCGCGCAGCCTGTCGGATTCTGCTGGAGGTTACCGGCGTTCGTGTGGAGCGCTTGAACTCCATCAGCCAGGAAGATGCGCAGGCTGAGGGCATGGAACTTACCGGATGGCGGCCAACATACTCTGACCCGGATAGCGGAGGGGAAGTCTGGACTCCATATGACAACTTTGCGCAGCTGTGGGAATCAATCTACGGCGAGGAGAGTTGGAAGGCCAACCCATGGGTATGGGTAATCGAATTTAATGTGGTGCCCAATGTTCCAGATAATTCAACGGGGTCAGATTTACGCTGACCATTCAGGTTGGCCCGTCATCATCCACAGCTGCACATCACAGATAGTCCGCTACTGGCGACAGGGCCGGATCAACACCGCTTCAATCGACCGATTCAACAATGATTTTGAGCACCTCGATCACCGTGAGGCGGCACAGATACGCGCCGAGCTCGAGGCGAGCGAGCACATTAAAAAATTAAGGAGCATGAGACGTGATCGGAATACTCAAGCCAGTACCGGAATCGCAGTGGCCGGTACGATGCCACGACCCAAAGCGGAGCAACGTGTGGGCTAACGCTTACTTTCTGGTTCAGGAGTTTCAGGAAGACAACGGCGTCATCCGCCTGACGGTGAACACCACCAGCATTGGCAGTTCTGGACGATGGAAGGATGGCATCAGTTGGGATGCGTTGCAGGAGATTAAGTCTGCCGTGGGCTATGGGGGTCGGGATGCCGTGGAGATTTACCCGCGTGATTCTGATGTGGTGAACGTGGCGAACATGCGCCACCTGTGGATTACGCCGGAGCCGATTAGCTTCGCCTGGCGGAAGTAATTTTACGCTGCGCGCCCAGCGTGCGGTATGAGGAGAGATTATGGGGAAGACATCTATTCGTCTTGAAGAGTTTAAGAGAGATGCTAACGGTCTAGAGGACTACAGCAAATATACCGTTATCAGTCACTCCTCAGAGGAACATTCAACAATCGTCGATTGGCCCGTCGAACTCGAGTATCGCCCGATGACGCATCTCAACCAGGTCTCAATGAGTATTCATTCTGACCTGCATGAAACAAAAGAAGAAGCCATGGAGCAATTAGGTCGCTGGCTAATTCGCCTCGGTGAGGCTTTGCAAGAACACAATTTCAAATGACGCAACTGATAGCCAGTTATGAGCTGGCTATTGGGTGCGAAAGCACTGCAACGTCATCCATTTTGCCCTCCGCTGTGAGGGCATTCTTTTTGGGAGTTCACCATGCAATCAAACCCCGTACTTAAGTTTATCGGCGCGCTTATCGCACTGGGCGCTCTCATCTCATTTCTTCACGAACCGGAAGGTGTGCAATGGCTGCTTTTATTGTGGGCGCAATAGTCCAGAAGAAGACTGGCGGCATTCGTGGGGTGGTGGATAGTCTGCAGGACCCGGACGGCGACCATCCGCAGTTCTGGGTGCGATGGGACGACCGAAATTATTCAGTGCATCCGGAAAACGAATTACGCGCGGCCACAATCGATGGGCCACGCCTGTATAAAGAAATGGCGTAAGGAGATCACAATGACCGACACCAGCCTGATTCCAGAAAAAGAAGTGATGAACAAACTTGGGGTTTCATCACGCCAGACAATCTGGAACTACACTAACCGGCACGGGTTTCCCAAGCCAGTCAGGACCCACCCGAAAGCGTACCTGCGGGAAGCTGTTGATGGATGGATCCTCAATGGCGGCGTCAACCAGAAATGTTCCTGA